CCGCCAACCCCCCCCACCCCCCCCCCCCCCCCCCCCCCCCCCCCCCCCCCCCCCCGGGGGGCCTTTTTCTTTGCCCTTGCTGCATATCACAAAGTTTTACATCTAAATTTTCTACAGATGTTGCATTTAATTCTCTACGTTTGTAGAATTCTGCACATCAACTTCAACAAAGGAAGCCCCATGCACCCTCTCACCGAATGTTTACTGACCTGGCTGATCGCATTCGTGCTGGCTTTGCTGCTGGCCGCCGCCCCTGCGCTGCTGGATGACATTTGCGCGCCCGCCCAGCTCAAGGAGACCACCACATGCTGAGTCCTGACCTGCTGGCACAAATGGATGACAAGCAAGTGCTCGCCATCGCGCAGGTGGAGCAAGACCCTTTGACTTCCACCCCCTTGGAGCTGGAGCTGGCGCGCCGCCTGAGCGCGTGGTGCGAGCAAGGCCAGATCTTGCTGCAACGCCTCGACAAGTTGGATGCTGCGCTAGTCGAATTCAGCTGCTTGCTGGATAGAGGCGTGGAAGAGGCGGGGGCCTTACAGATGCTGGCGGACCACGCCCGGCTCGCGCTGGCAGGCGTTCTGTTGCGTCAGCCTGCAAAGGAGACCGCCACATGCTGAGCGCTAGCTTCCTGGCGCAAATGGACGACGAGCACCTGCTGGCCGTCGCCATTGCCGAGCAAGACCCCTTGACCTCCACGCCGCTGGAGCTGGAGTTGACACGCCGTCTGCAAGCGCTGCTGGGCAACGAGCGCGAACGCAGCCAGTGCCTGGCGCGGCACCTGAAAGGCCTGCAAAGCGCCATCGACGAAGCCCAGCAAGCGCTGGACGACACCGCCTGGCCGGCGCGCAACCGCTGAACCCCTTTTTCCACAACCTCATACACAAAGGAAGAACCATGTCTCTTGAAGCTCTCCTGGCCGAAAACACCGAGGCCGTTAAGGCGCTCACGGCCGCCATCCTGGCACAAGCTGCCGCACCCCAGAGCTCCGGCGCGGCGCACGAAACCCCGCAGGCAGACCTGGCGGAGCCTGCCGCCCCAAAGCCTGCGCGCGGCAAAGCCCGCGCTGCGGCAGCGAATGCCCCTACCGTGCCTACTGCAACGGAGGCGCAGGCCGCTGCGCCCGCATCGAAGCCCTCTGCGCCGCCCAGCCCCCAGACCGCCAGCGCGCAAACGCCTGACGCGCCTGCCGCAAACGCACCCGCCGCTGAAGCCGCACCCGACTACGAAACCGCCGCCCGCGCCGTCACGGCGCTGGCCAAGGCCCGTGGCCGCGAAGCCGCCGTGGCCGTGCTGGCGCAGTTTGGCGCAGCCCGTCTGCCTGAAGTCGCGCCAGAGCAGTTTGCCGCCGTCATCGCCGCATGCGAGCAGGCGCATGAGGCCGCAGGAGCGCAGGCATGAACCGGAGCATCGACACCCTCCTGGCCGAGCGCGGCGAGCGCTACGGCAACTTCGCAGACCACGCCTGTGTCACGCAAAAGATCAAGGCGGCCTTGCAGGCCGGATGCAGCTGGCGCCACCTCACGTACGCCCAGCGCGAAGCGCTCGAGATGGTTGCCCACAAACTGGGCCGCATCGTCAATGGCGACCCCGACTACAAGGACTCGTGGACCGACATCATTGGCTACACCCGTCTTGTGGAAGAGACCCTGCCTGAAGATACAGGGGATGGGGCTGGAGGGCAGCCATGAGCCAGCACGCCACCTGCTCGCCCAGCAGCGCTCATCGCTGGCTGGCCTGCCCGGCCAGCGTGTGGATGCAGCAGGGCCTGCCCGACGAAGACAGCGCCTTTGCCGCCGAAGGCACGGCCGCGCACGAAGCCGCCGCCCTGGCGCTGACCTGCGGCCTGCCCGTGCAGCCCACCGAAGCGCTGGACACCGACGCCTGCGCCGCCATACAGAATTACGTGGACTATGTGGAAGACTTCTCGTATGGCCACACACTCCGGATAGAGCATCCGCTGGATATCAGCTTGGTGACGGGCGAGCCGGGCGCGCAAGGCACCGCCGACGCGCTGATCACCACCGACGACGAGTTAATCGTCATGGACCTGAAATTCGGCCGGGGCGTGCAAGTGAGCGCCGAGCGCAACGAGCAGCTCTCCATCTACGCGCTGGCCGCGCTTCTTGAACTGCCTTTTCACACGCTGCGGCGCATCAAGAGCGTGCGCCTGGTCATCGTCCAGCCGCGCCTGGGGCATGTCAGCGAGTGGGTATGCACGCCCGCAGAGCTGAAGGCCTGGAGCGCCCAGGTGCACACCCAGGCGCGCCGCGTGTTCGAGATTCTGAAGGCAGATCAGCCGCAAGAAAGCGACTTCGGCCCCGCGCAGTCAGCCTGCCGCTTCTGCCGCGCCAAAGCCACCTGCCCAGCGCTGGCCCGCAAGGTGCAGGACGCCGTCGGCGCAGATTTCGAAGACCTGACCGGCCAGGACGCCGCCGACGCGCAAGCCGCCTTGCAGAACCTGACCCCCGCCACGCCGCAGCAGCTGGCCCGAGCGATGGCCGCAACCGACCTGATCGAAGCCTGGTGCAAGGCCGTGCGCGCTGAAGTTGAGCGCCTGCTGCTGGCGGGCGTGCCCGTGCCGGGCTACAAGCTGGTGCAAGGCCGCAAAGGCGCCCGCGCCTGGGGCTGCGCAGACGAAGTCGAGGCGCTGATGAAAGCTATGCGCCTGCCGCCCGAGCAGATGTACGAACGCAGCCTCATCAGCCCCGCGTCCGCCGAAAAACTCCACAAGGCGGGGGCTATCGGCCCGCGCCAGTGGCCCAAACTGGCCGCCCACATCACCCAGCGCGAAGGCCGCCCCAGTGTGGCCCCTGAGGCGGACAAGCGCCCCGCTTTGCCCTTGGCCGATGCCGCGAGCGACTTCGCCAATGAAACAGGAAGCACCGCATGACGCCAGCCCCTGCTGCTCCCTCTTTGGCCCGTGTGCTGCCCGAATGGCTGGCTTTGCGCCTATGGCGTGCCAGCCAGACGGGAGGCCCCGGCTCCCTTATACGCCTGGTTGCCATCGAGCGCGAAGTCGAGCGCATCAGGCGCGAATACCCCCATTTCTTCCGTTAACTCTTCCTGAAAGGAAATCACACCATGAAACTCATGCTCAAAAACGTCCGCCTGGCTTTCCCCTCGCTTTTTGAAGCCAAGACCGTCAATGGCGAAGGCAAGCCCGCCTTCAGCGCGTCTTTTCTCATCAACCCCAAAGATCCGCAAGTCAATACGATTCAGCAGGCCATCGAAGCCACCGCCAAAGACAAATGGGGTGCGAAGGCCGACACCATTTTGAAAGCCATCCGCGCCGCCGACAAAAGCGCCTTGCATGACGGCAACGCCAAAGCCGAATACGACGGCTACGCCGACATGCTGTACCTGAGCGCCCGCAACCAGGCGCGCCCCTTGGTCATCGACGCCGACAAGTCCCCGCTCGCCGTTGCCGACGGCAGGCCTTACGCCGGCTGTTACGTCAACGCGTCAGTCGATCTCTGGGCGCAAGACAACGCCTATGGCAAGCGCATCAACGCCAGTCTATGCGGCGTGCAGTTCGTGCGGGACGGCGACGCCTTTGCCGGCGGCGGCATCGCCAGCGAAGAAGAGTTCGACGACCTCAGCGCAGGCGCGGACGCGGCCGGGCTGGATGCAGACGCCCTGGTCTGAACCCTCACGCGCACCCGCGCAGCCACAAGGCGCGGGTGCGCCAGGAGCCAAAATGGAACTGCAACTGCCAAGAGAGATCGCCCTGATGCTGCTAACCGGAGCACTGGGCTTCATCGCGGGCCACGGTTTCGCTTACTGGGGCATTGCTGACGCTTGCGAGCGGCACGGCGGCTTCACGCTAGGCCGCACGAAGTTTCACTGCCGCCGCGTGGAAGGCCCCCAATGACCCGCCCCGAACGCCTCTGGCTGGACCTTGAGACCTACAGCGACGTGCCCATCACGCACGGCACGCACGCCTACGCCTGGCAGGCGCAGATCATGCTATTTGCCTGGGCGCTGGACGACGGCCCCGCGCAAGTGTGGGACCGCACCAGCGGCAGCGAGATGCCCCCCGCGTTGTACGCCGCGCTGGCGGATGCGCGCGTGCAAATCTGGGCGCACAACAGCTATTTCGACCGCACGGTGCTGGGCGGCTTTTGGTACACCAGCCCGCTGCGCTGGCGCGACAGCATGGTGCTGGCGCTGATGCACGGCCTGCCCGGCTCGCTGGGCCAGCTGTGCGACATCTTGCGCGTGCCCTTCGATCAGGCCAAAGACAAAGAGGGCCGCCAGCTTGTGAATCTGTTTTGCAAACCCCGGCCAAAGATGTCCAGGCTGCGCCGCGCCACACGCGAAACCCACCCGCAAGAGTGGGCAAAGTTCGTTGATTACGCCCGGCTGGATATTGACGCCATGCGCGCCGTATGCCAGCGCCTGCCGGAATGGAATGCGGCTGAATGGCCTCTTTGGCATCTTGACCAGTGCATCAATGACCGGGGTGTGACCATTGACCTTGAGCTGGTTCACGCGGCCATCGCCGCCGTAGAGCAGGAGCAAAAACGGCTGGCTGCGCGGGCGCAGCAAGTCACCGGCGGGCAAGTGCAAAGCGCAACGCGCCGCGCGGAGGTGTTGCAACACGCGCTGGATGCTTACGGCGTGTCCTTGCCCGACCTGCAAAAAAGCACCCTGGAGCGCCGCCTGCAAGACGCCGCTTTGCCGCCCGCGCTGCACGAGTTGCTGGCCTTGCGCCTGGACGCTTCCAGCACTAGCGTCAGTAAATACAAGGTGCTGGCCCACGCCACCAGTAAAGACGGCCGCCTGCGCGGCACGCTGCAATTTTGCGGAGCCAGCCGCACAGGCCGCTGGGCCGGACGCCTGTTCCAGCCACAGAACCTGCCGCGCCCCGCGCTGGAAGCCGAAGCGGTTCAGACCGGCATCGACGCGCTGAAAGCAGGCTGCGCCGACCTGGTAGCCAAGAACGTGATTGAGCTGGCCAGCAGCGCCTTGCGCGGCTGCATCGCAGCCCCGGCAGGCGGCAAGCTGGTGTGCGCCGATCTGTCCAACATTGAGGGCCGCATGCTGGCCTGGCTGGCTGGCGAGAGCTGGAAGCTGCGGGCCTTCGAGGCCTTCGACCGGGGCCGGGGGCCGGATTTGTACAAGCTGGCTTATGCCCGCGCCTTTGCCGTGCAGCCTGAAGACGTAACCAAGGCCCAGCGCCAGATCGGCAAAGTCATGGAGCTGATGCTGGGCTACGAAGGCGGCGTCGGCGCGTTTTTGACCGGGGCCGCCACCTACGGCATCGACCTGGATCACATGGCGGAAACGGCCTTGCCCGGCATCCCGGCCGAGGTGCAAGCTGACGCGGCCAGTTACCTGGCCAGCCGCAAGCAGCGCGGCGAAGGGGCCTTCGGGTTGTCTGACCGGGCGTTTGTCGCCTGCGACGCCATCAAGCGGCTGTGGCGGCAGGCGCACGCGCGCACAGCCAGCTTCTGGCCCGAAGTGCTGCAAGCTGCGCGCAACGCCTTGAGCCTGCCCGGCGAGCGCTTTGACTGCCGCCGCCTGGCACTGCAAAGAGACGGTGCTTGGCTGCGCATCCGCCTGCCCTCGGGCCGCCTGCTTTGCTACCCCGGCGTCGCGCTGGATGAAGACGGCACGCTGACCTACATGGGCGTCAACCCGTACTCGCGCCGGTGGGAACGCCTGAAAACCTACGGCGGCAAGCTGGTTGAAAACATCACCCAGGCCGCCGCCCGCGACGTGCTGGCCGCTGCCATGCCCCACATCGAGCAGGCGGGCTACCGCATCGTGCTCACCGTGCACGACGAAGTCATTTGCGAAGCCCCCGACATACCCGAATTCAACCCCGGCCGCCTCTCTGCGCTGCTGGCCGCCAACCCCCCTTGGGCCGACGGCCTGCCGCTGGCGGCTGCTGGCTTTGAGTCGCCCCGGTATCGAAAGGATTGAGAAATGGACAACGCAACCACTGAAACCACTGAAACCACTGAAACCACTGAAACCATCGGCCACGTCGTGCCCCTGCGGGCTCTGCATGCGCTGGCGCTGCTGGCCGGGGACAACACATACCCCGCGCGCTATCAAGGCGTCTGGGTTGACCCCCGGACGCGCCCCGGCAGTCTGGCGCTGTTTGCCACGAATGGCGCTATAGCCGGTGTGCTGCGTGTGGGCAAGCCGGGCGGTGATGTGCACCCGTGGTTTGTGCCCGCGCGCGTCATCAAGCAGCTACCAAAGCAAGGCCTGGCGGTAGCCCGGCGCGACACGAGCGGCGATGCGCCAAAAGGACGTATCTGCGTGCCAGAAACCGGCCTGCAACTGGGGTGGCAGGTGACGGGGGAAATGCCGGAGTGGGAAAACGATTTGCCTAAAGCCGTCAGCGGTGAAGCGTGCTTTTTCAATGCCCTGCAAATGGCTCTGTTTGCCAAAGTGAACGCTGCGCTGGGCGCGCCGAAAGACAGAGCGGGCCTCATCGACGTCAAGTGGGGCGGCGGCGCGCAAGCCAGCATCGTGCGCTTCAAGCAACACCCTGATTTCGTTGGGCTTTGCGGTGTTTTCCCCGAGCGAACGGCGCACAACTACCAGACGCAGAGCTTGCTGCCAGACTGGCTGTCGCCCGCACCAGGCGAGACGTTGGCGGGGGACCTGGTATGAAAGTCATCCGCGAGCGCGACGTGGAGCGCTACCTTGCCCACCGCGCCCAGGCGCTGGGAGGCGAGGTGCGCAAGGTGCAGTGGCTGGGCCGCCGCGCCGCGCCTGACCGCGTTGTCATGCTGCCTGCCCCTGCGCCCAGCCGCACGGTCTGGGTAGAGCTGAAAGCCCCCCGCCGCAAACCCTCATACGCCCAGCAGCGCGAACATGAACGCATGCGCCGCGCAGGGCAGGATGTGCGCGTCATCGACTCCTTCGAGGGCGTGGACTCCTTGTTCGCGGAGCTTGGCCTGTGAATGTGCGCCCTTTCACCCCGCGCCCCTACCAGCGCCCCATGATTGACCACGCGCTGGACGTGCCGCGCTGCGCGCTCTGGGCTGGCATGGGCATGGGCAAAACGCTGGCCACACTGACCGCGCTGGATGTGTGCAGCCTCACAGCCACAGGCCCCGCGCTGGTGCTGGCCCCCTTGCGCGTGGCCCGCAGCACCTGGCCGGACGAAGCCAGCAAGTGGGCACACCTGCGCAACACCCGCGTCGTGCCGGTAACCGGCACGCTGGAGCAGCGCCTGGCGGCGCTCAGGCAGGACGCCAGCGTCTACACCACCAACTACGAGCAGCTGCCGTGGCTCGTCGAACACTTCGGCGGCCGCTGGCCCTTCGACACCATCGTGGCCGACGAGTCCACCCGCCTGAAAGGTTTCCGCTTGCGGCAGGGCGGCCAGCGCACGGCGGCGCTGGCCCGTGTAGCCCACAAGGCGCGGCGCTTCATCGAGCTGACCGGCACGCCCAGCCCCAACGGCCTGACCGATTTATGGGGCCAGGCCTGGTTCATCGACCAGGGCAAGCGCCTGGGCCGCAGCTTCAAGGCTTTTCAGAGCCGCTGGTTTCAGGTGATCCCGCTCGGCGCGCACCCCGCCGCGCGCGAGTTGCGCCCGCTGCCCCTCGCCCAGAGCCAAATCGAAGATGCCCTGCGCGACGTGTGCCTGACGCTGGACCCGGCCGACTGGTTCGACCTGCGTGAACCCCTTGTGAACATCGTGCACGTCGAACTGCCAGCGGCAGCCCGCCGTCAGTACGAAACGATGGAGCGCCAGATGTTCGCGGAAATCGCCGGGCAGGAAGTCGAAGCGCTGAATGCCGCCGCGCGCACATCCAAATGCCTGCAACTGGCCAGCGGCAGCGTGTGGCTTGACGCCGGAAAAGGCACGTGGGCCGAGGTGCACGACATCAAGCTCCAGGCGCTCGAATCCATCCAGCAAGAAGCCGCCGGCGCAGCGCTGCTGGTGCGCTACCACTGGATACCAAGCCGCGACCGCATCCTGAAAGCTTTCCCCAAAGCGCGCCTGCTGGACGACGACCCACAAACCATCCGTGACTGGAATGCAGGCCGCATCCACATGCTGGTGGCCCATGCGCAAAGCGCAGGCCACGGCCTGAATTTGCAAGACGGCGGACACCACTACGTCGCCTTCGACCACTGGTGGGACCTGGAACACCACCAGCAAATCACCGAGCGCATCGGCCCCGTGCGCCAAGCCCAGGCTGGGCACAAGCGCCCGGTCTACCACCACTACATCATCGCCAGCGACACCCTGGACGCCGCCGTCATGCAGCGCCTGCAAAGCAAAAGCAGCGTGCAGGATTTGCTGCTGCAAGCCATGAAAGCACGGTCATGAACACGCCCCTGAAAGCATCCCTTGTCAGCCAGATGGTTGTGTTCGAGCGCTACGGCGCAAGACTGGACGCAGGCGGCCTCTCCGAGCTGCTGCAAGTCAGCCGTGGCACTGTGCTCAACCAGATCAGTGCGGGCCGTTTTCCGATCCCGACGTATGTGGACGGGGGCCGCCGCTGGGCGGACTTTCGCGACGTGGCGGCGTATCTGGACGCAAAGCAGCAAGAGGCCCATGCCGCAGCTCGTCAGGCTTGAGCTGCGTGTAGCGCTTGAGCGTGTCCCACTTTTTATGGCCCGAAACCAGCGCCACCTCCGGAATCGAATAGCCGCACTCAAACAACTGCGACACGCCCTCGTGCCGCATATCGCGCAGCTGCAAGTCCGGTATGCACAGCGCTTCGCACGCCTGCCGGAAATACTTACTGATCGTCTGCGGATGCACCGGAAAAATCAGCCCCTGCCGCGTTGGCTGCGCCTGAATCAGCTCCCAGGCCCCATTCAGCAGCGGCACCCACTCATCGTTTGACTTCTTGCTGCGCGGATGCTTGCGCTCGCGCACCAGCACCATCTGCCGCGCGGCATCTACATCCTCCCAGACAATGCGGCAATACTCGGCCCGGCGCATGGCCGTGAGCACCGCAAAACGCACGGCATCCGCGTAAACCTGCCCCTTGCGCTCGCGTAGCCACGCCAGCACTCGCACCAGCTCATCCTCACTCGGACGGCGCTCCCGCAGCCCGCCACCGCCAATAAGTCCCAGGTGATTCAGCACGGGTCGGGCTGCCGCCACCACATCCGGCAGATTCAGGTGTTTCACACCAGACACCAGCCGCAGCACCGTACCCAGCTTGCCTACATCCATATTGACCGTGTAAGGCCCGGCACCCTCCTCCGAGCGCGCACGGGCGAAGCCCACAAGGTCATCCACCGACAGCGACAAGGCATCCAGATCACCCAGATGCAGCGCCAGTTTCTTGAGCATGTAGTGGTCGTTGCTATCGTCTCGCACCGGACGGGAATGCGCCCGCAGTTTGCGATAGTCTTCAATCGCGTCACGCACCAGATAAGCCCTCCCCAACACCGCTCGACCATCGGGCCTTTTGCCAGCCTCAATCTGCGCCTCAATCCGCCGCGCCCACTCCTGCGCCTGCGCTTTGGTCGCGAAGGTCTCGGTATATGCTGGGTGCCCCTTGCGCCGCACTTGCGCCCGCCACCGTCCGTTGATGTTCAAGATGGATGCCATTTCAGGGAGTGCTACGGTAGCAATCCCGTAGCACGCCAGAAATGATACCCCGTGAATCATGATGATGAAAAGTGATTCACCCCATAGGAAACACAGGGTAGAATGCGCACACCCGCCGCCATAGTTCAATGG